AGTGGCTGAAAGTCAGGGTTATTATTAAGGACAAATCAAATCCCTCATTAAAAGATGTAAAAGGAACGGTCGAAGATCAAATAAACCTGGCACTGATCAATAAAGCAATGAAAGGTGATGTCCAGGCAATAAAAGAAATCAATGATACCATTTACGGTAAAATTTCAGAAAAGACAGAACTAACCGGCCCAGGAGGCAAAGACCTAATCCCTGCAATAGTATTCAAAAACTTCACTGATGAATCCGAATAACTCAATAGATGACCTTGAGGTTTCAATAAAATTCAGACCGTTATTTAAACTCTTTGACAATAACTTTCATCCTGAGATTGACACCGTAATAATCACCGGCGGAAGGTACTCACTGAAGTCATACACTGTTTCAATATTTGCCCTCATAGCATTGGTTAATTATGGGTGGAACGTTCTTTACACCCGTTTTACAAATATGTCAATTGTTGATTCGGTTAAGCCTGAGCTCAGTGATAAAATTGATTTGATGGGTATAAACGGTAAAGTGTTGGATACCAGAACACATATTGAATATAACGGCAGCCATATTGCTTTCAAAGGGATAAAAACCGGCAGCCTGGGACAAACGGCAAACCTTAAATCACTGTCAGGATTTAATCTTTTTATCAATGATGAAGCTGAAGAGCTGCCAGACCACAAGACATTCAAAAAGATTTTTTATTCAATGCGCTCCAGCACGAAACGGAACCTGACTATTTTAATACTTAACCCGACAACACGGGAACACTGGATCTTCAAAGAGCTGTTTGAAAAGAAAAAATTAACCGGCGGGGACAATTGTATCGTTGATAATGTGATGTATATTCATTCGAGTTATTTGGATGCTGATCAAAAGAGAATACCTAAAAACATTTTGAATGACTATGAACGGTTAAGAACCGATGACCCTAAAGAGTATGATAATATTGTACTTGGTGGCTGGGTCAGTGAATTAGTAGGGCAAGTATTCCCGATAGGTAGCCTAAAGAGATACAAGGAGTTTCCTGAAAATATGGAATACTACACAGTAGGGTATATTGACAGCGCAGATACAGGAGAAGATTATTTTGCAATGCCAATTGCGAGAATATACCAAAATAGAATTTATGTGTTTGATGCTATTTTTGACCAATGTAATCTTACAATACAAGAATCACAAGTTCAGAATAAAGTTCGTACGCATCACATAAATGAAATAGCAGTAGAGACAAATAGTTTTGGTGCATATTTTGGCAGGAGGCTAAGAGAATTGATGCCTGATTTAGAAGTATTTGGAGTAGTTGCCAAAGCTAATAAAATGGGCAGGATTATAGCAAATTCAGGATTAGTAAAAAGATATTTTTATTTCCCTGAAGATCCCAATGAAACATTGAAATTATTTATGGACCAAATGGTAAGTTTGACGAACACATCTAAGGACAAAGATGATGCGCCAGATAGCACATCTGGGCTCTGTGCATATTTAGAATATTATAAAAAAGTTATTTGGGAATGAATAATATTTCATACCTTCGGAGTGAGATAGTCAGGGGTAATTGCCTGATGAAAGGAGATGTACCAACTCTTTCTCACTTTCTTTTTTGGTACATTATTTTAATAAATGGTACAATGAAAGAAATTAAACTTACACAAGGATTGTCAACTCAGGTTGACGATGAAGATTTTGAATATTTAAGCCAATTCAAATGGTATGCTGCTAAAAGCAGAAATACATTCTATGCACAAAAAGGAAGGAATCCGATTATAAAAATGCACCGGTTAATTATGAAAACACCTGACAATTTACAGGTGGATCATCAAGACCACAATGGTTTGAATAATCAAAGATCAAATATAAGAAACTGTACTATTGCTGATAACAATAGGAATTGTACAGCGCATGGACGTTGTAAATATTTGGGGGTATGTTATTCATCGAACATTATAAACGGGGTAAAATATGAATATATTCATGCTTCAATCAGGATAAATAGGATTCCCATTCATTTAGGAACATTCAAGACTGAAGAAGCGGCTGCTCATGCCTATGATAAAAAAGCAAAAGAACTGTTTGGGGAATTCGCAAACCTGAACTTTAAAGATTCATGACAGATAGAGATAAGATATTTTTGAAGGCAATGGGTTTATATTGCAAAAGAGCAAAAATAGTACTTGTTATTTGTGGTCTATTATTGATCTTTGTTGATATATTTATGGAAATCATAAGTTTAAAGAATAACTAAAACTCTTACAATTATGAAAAGAAGTGAATTTTTAAAATTGGCAGGTATTGGATTAGTTGGAGCGATAATTAGTCCTGCTGTATTCAGTAAGAACAATCCTATTGAGGTGCTTGATGATGTTGATATTCGGAATATGATATCAGAGCATGCTGTTATTAAAAACAAGACCTTCGAGTTACACAGTCCCCTGCTATTGGATGATACGGATGTGGTAATAACTAAAAATCACTTTATTTTGGTAGGGGAAGATGCCAGTATTACAGGTACCCGCAAGTTCAGAGGGGAGTTTAGCTTTAATTTTGTAGAAGTTAAAAAAACAACTTCTGTATTAAGCAAACTACGGAAAAGAATGAAATTTTTATTTAGCTGAATATTAGATTATTAGTCAGAAAGCAACACCCTATAAAACAAAACTAAAAGCATGACAGAAAAAGACGCTTCAAACCTGGATCCTAAAAGGGAAAAAGAAACCCGGAAATATCCTTTCATTACCGGCAATGGAAGGCCGTTAATTGCAAAAAGCATTGGCAGGAATGACCTTTGCCCTTGTGGGTCAAAAAAGAAAGTAAAAAACTGCTGTAAACTTGAAACAAAGTACTTTACAAAGAAAGCACCTGTCAAAATACCTGAGATAACAGAACTAATAGACAAGCCATGATTCTCACCCCTACCGAATACGCTCAAAGGTTCCCACTGAATAAAAAGAAAGTGTCTGTCAGTACTATATTAAGACGGCGCAGGGAGGGCAAGCTACCAAGTAACCACATCCCTCAAAAGAAATCAGTGTGTAAAAATGGGGCGTGGCTGATTGAAATTATAAACTAAAAAACCAAAGTTATGAGAACCACAAAAGAAACTGATGTATTAATAAAAAGCACGATCGAAAAAGCAAAACAGAACGGGTACTATGCGCCTTATTGCTTAATCAGCAAAACAGAAATTAACATTTCAAAATTCCCTGAAATAACAAAAGTTCAGATTGACCCGGGTATTTCAGAAGATTATATATTTATTTATCCCTGTAATGCAGAAATAACGAGATCAAATCAGGGATTTTATGAAGTGACCTATATTCCTGAAACACAAAAGAACACGGATAAATCTACTGATCATCTGAAGGATTTTATCAGGAATATGAATACAATACTTGATAGTATGAGTACTATAATCATGAATGTCAAAATAAACCAAGGTATCATACAAAAATTACACAACAAAATTCTGTCAGAATTTAAAAAAGAATCTATTGACATGGTAGCAATTAAGTTGCTCATAAAGGAAATGGAAGATTTGGCTGCTAAAAATAATCAGTTAGACAAATAAAATCCACATGATCTATACCCTCTATACTCTCAAAGAATATTGCAGTCAATTTAAAGTACGAAATAAAAATGTTTGTGCTAAGACAATTGAGAATATGGCAAAAAAAGGATTACTCCCCTCCGGTCATGAGGTCATTAAATTACCAGGGCGAACAGGTCCAAGAGTGATTGCAGTTCTTGAGGAAGCAAAATAGATAAATTCTAAGACTTAGAAATTAACAAGCATATTACACTAATACAATCAGATTATCTGTCATAGATTTACAGGAAAGCTATTTTTGTAATGGCAGATAATCCTTTTTGGGAAACATTTACATCATTATTCAAGCGATCCGGCATCAGCCGCAGTGCTGTTAACTCCTCTACCTTTCAATACCTTATAGACAAACCGGCATGGCTTAGTTTGGGTAATAATTCTCAGTACCGGCAGGCCGTTGCGGAGAATCCTGTTCTATATGGCTGTATAGATATCCGGGCCAGTGCAGCGGCAAACGGCAAGAAATACCTGGTTGACCTTGACGGCAAAGAGATCCCTTGGAGTGATACACGTCAAGGGGTGCAGAATGCCCGGAGGCTATTTACATTCAGGCCAAACCCATTACAGTCGCCAAAGGAGTTTAATTATGAACGTGAGTATATGTTTTGCACGTTCGGGAATAATTATGTTTATCTGAACAATCCTTCAGATTCGTATGATACTGACATATTGACAGTAAAGACTATGTATAATTTACCGTCTGAATATACGGAAGTAAGGCAGACCGGTAAGCTTTATGATCAGGTTGACTTGAAGGGAATCATTGAAAAATACTGTCTGTCAAATTACAATCCCATTAAAGAGTTTGACCCAGACCGGATAATTCACTTCAACGATATTAATGTTTCTGGAATTGGTAACTCAATTATAGGTTCATCCCGGATTGAAAACCTGAAATATCCTGTAACGAATACTCAACTGGCATTTGAGGCAATGAACGTTATTTTAAGTTCACGAGGCATGCAGGGAATTATTAAGGCCAATAACAAAGATGCAGCCGGTACCCAGATACCGCTGGGGCTAAAAGAGAAAAAGGAGATTGACGCAACATTCAAAGCGGAATATGGTATAAAAAGAGATCAAAAGCAATATCTTATAAGCTATACAGATATTGATTTTATCAAAACAATAATGAACTCTAAAGAGCTTGGTGTCTATGAAGAGTTTTCGAATAATGCAATGATAATTTCAAACTGTTTTAAGGTCCCGGCGGAACTTTACAAAACTTATATAGCGGGTGCAACATTTGAAAACCAGGCGCAAGCAGTAAGAAGGTTGTACCAAGATACGACTATCCCGCAGGTTGAGAATGAAGATTCATACTGGACTGAACGTCTAAATATGCAAAAGTACGGGTTTGAATTAAAAACTGATTTTTCACATATCCCGGCCCTTCAGGAAGCTCAGAAGGAAAAAGCTACCGCAATAAGCATGAATTCAAGAAGTGCCGAGCTGGGTTATAATAATAATCTCATAACATGGAACCAGTATTTAAGCATTGCTTATGATGCTGATCCGGTTGAAGGAGGGGATATATACAAGTTTGAGAGGGATAAAATAACAGGAGTGTCAAATAAGCCAGCGGTAAATCAACCAATACCAGAACCGGCAGTAAATTAGGCATTATGGAAACTGAGAAAACCGATAAAAAAAAGAAGAAACTCACCAAGGAGCAGATTAAGAAACTCCGGGAGTTAAAACAGAGGCAGATTGATGATCACGAAATGATTAAAAAATAAGGGCAATGGAACGTTACGGGAATTCAGAATTTGCAACTAAAAAAGAACTATTTAAGTTCTTATTCGACAATAAAGACAAGTTAATCGCACAAAAAAAAGCGGCTAAAAAAGAAACTGATTGTCCTATTATTGTCAAACCTATCATTGTTTTTGATCCTAAAAAGTCAGCAAAAAAGGAGGATGTTATAGTTGACCCTATTAACCCCGATGTTCTAAAAGTCGTTTGTGTAATCAACACGACTAACTTTCTGGATGCGCATGGCGATCTTCATCTGCCCGGTTTGTGGAATAAAAGTCTTTTAGACAACAAAAACATCATGCACCTCCAGGAACATGATATGGAGTTTGAAAAGATTATTGCAGACGGTACAAATCTGAAGGCTTACACAAAGCGTTTTAATTGGTCAGAACTGGGATATTCTTATCCAGGCACTACTGAGGCCCTGATGTTTGATTCTGAGATACTCCGTAAGCGTAATGAGTATATGTTCAATCAGTATGCAAACGGATGGGTGCGAAATCACTCAGTTGGTATGTATTATGTTAAGATGGATATTGCTATCAATAACGAGGAGTGCCTTAATGAGTTTGAAGCGTGGAATAAGTATTACCCTCAGATAGCAAATCAGGATGTAGCAGACGAAAATGGTTATTTCTGGTATGTCCTGGAGGCTAAATGTATTGAAGGATCAGCTGTACCACTTGCAAGTAATACATGCACACCAACTATTGATAATGGGATGAATAAAAATGAGCCGCTCAATGGCACTCATGATAATTTAGAGCCGGATAACTCCACTCTGAAAAAGATAGATTTTAAAGTATTAACAAATAATTTTAAATTGAAATGACAAAAGAAGAACAGGAATTACTTGACAAAGTAACTGCCGCATCTACTGAAGCCGTGACCAAATTCACCGCTGAGTATAAAGAAATTGCCACTAAAGCAGCTGAAGGCAAAATGGATAAAAAAGCTGTTGATGAAGCCCTCTTGAAACTTGAAACCAAATCCCAGGAATTTACAAACCTCCAACTGAAGGCAGTCAATGATGACCTTCTGAAAGTTAAGGAAGAGTTGCTGGCTGCACGTGCAGACCTGAAGGCAATGAAAGAAGTTCCGCAGGAAGGTAAGAAATCAGAAAAATCCGGTTTCGGAACAATTCTCCGCAAATCACTGGAACGCGACAAGTTGGTTGAAGAGATTGTGATCGATCCGCTTACCGGTAAAAAAGCACTTACCGTTAAAGGATGGGACAGAAACGATACAAAACTGACCATTAAGGCCGCTGTTGATATGACAACCGCTTTGTCAGTTGCTCCAGGTTCAAGTCCGGGTACTTCAATCGGTTATCTGACTGACTATAAGATGAAGGATGTACAGATCAATCTTACAAAAGATACCCACTGTACGCAGTTCCTCCCGACGGATCCGATTGTAAACAAGTACATGGGCGTTCTGGTTGAGCATACTTATTATGATGGTGCCGGGGTCAAAGCTGAAGGATCCGCTGCAGCACAGTCTTCGATTAAATTCAAAACAGTCGAGTTCAAGGCTATTGAATATGCAACTTATTTCCGGGTATCTAAAGAGAACCTTTCCGATCTGCCACGTCTTGAAAGCAAATTGAACAGGATCGCACCTGATAAAATCCTTTCTACTCTGGATGCTGCAATATTCTCCACAACCGGCGATAACTCCGCAACTGCATGGGGTATGTATTATGCAGGTAACTACACCGCATTTTCGTCAACAGGACTCGGAACGGTTAAAGGCGCTAACCTTATTGATTTTATCGGTAAGATGGTACTTCAGGCCGAGATTGCTGATCAGGACGTGAACGTTGTTATCCTACATCCTTCAATGTTAAACGATGTTCGCCAGGAGAAAGATGAGCTCGGGAACTCTGTTAATAACCGTAACGTTGTATTTGATACAATGGGACGGGTTGTATCTATTTGGGGGCTTGCTGTTATCCTGAATAAACAACAGACTGTTGACCGGGTTACCGTGATGTGGAATGAAGCTGCTGAAATTGGTCTCTTGGAGGATATCTCCTTTGAAATCGGGACTAATGGAAATGATTTAACCGAAGGAATGCGTACAATTGTATTCTGGATGCGCGCTGCTTTCGGAGTTGGCAAACCGGGTGCAATATTCCTGTCAAGTGCTCCCGAAACAGATATTTCTTCAATCAGTGTTTAAGGATGAGTTTTAACTCATAGGAAAGAAACTCATAAGAAAGGGAAAAAATGATGAAGAAATTACTTACAATTCTTATGCTGATCAGTATAACTGCATTCAGCATGGCACAGGACAAAACAGGAAACATCAGGGCAGGAACTAATTCGCTCGCGTGGCCAATGACTTTTACGGCGGCTGATTCTATTGCAGGCAAAGGTAAATTCCATATCGTGCAGAGCGATTCACTTGTGATTCTGATTACCAATATTCAGAAGTACATGCAGAATCAAACCGTCTCGACTACAATATTAAAAAATTCCGGAACGCCCTCGGTAGTTGTTACGCTTCGTGGAAGGATAACGTCAACCGACTCATGGCACCCAATAGGGACGCCCGTAACATGGACCACGACAGCTAATAACCCTGTTGTAATAACATCTACAAGCCCGGTTAATTATAATTATCTGAAAGTCTCATATGTTGCAAGCGGAACTACTCAATGCGTAAGAGTTACGGCTTTTGATATAAGAACGTCTAATGCCTATGATGTTTCTACAAGTGCAGGAACGGTAACATTCTCACGGCCCACATCCGGAACCGTGACATTAACATCAAAAGATAATGATGCAAATGCGGCATTAACGGTAACGCCTGGGGGAACAGGAGCTCTTACGCTCGGTAACGGAACCGGAACAGTTGCAGTTAATTCAAGTGACTGGGATATTTCCACGACCGGTGCAATGACAGGAATAGGGGCCATAACGGCGGATGGATTAATTACAGGTACTTTGGGAACTACAATTACCGGGGCGGCTGTCAATCTTAATGCAAGTTCGAATTTTGCTACCAACATAGGGACAGGCACATCTAATGCACTTGTTACAATTGGAGGCGGCAGCGGGACTATAGCTTTAAACTCTTCAGTTTGGGGAATTACTGCTGCCGGTGTTGCAAGTGGACTTACTGGATTAACCACTTCGGGAGTTATAACAGGTGGCTCTTTAGTTGTTGGTGTTGATACTTGTAAGGGTGTTCGAACAACAGGGAAATCGGTTGCGGGGCTTGGCTTACTTCGTGTAACAGCAGCATGCACACTCCAGGGACTTGTAGGAGGTGTTACTGGCCAATTACTCAGGATCATAAATACATCAAATACCACATTAGTAATTAAGCATAACGGATCAGGAACGCAGAAATTTATGATTTCCGGCGCCGGAGATTTGACTCTAACGGGTCAATATAATGCACTTACGTTGATATTTGATGGCACTAACTGGTATGTAACCGGGAAAGGTCAATAGTAATGGAAGCTATCAGCAAAAGGACTGAACATGTACTTCATGGGAAGATTGCGGAGATCTTATTAAGAAAGGGTTCCGCAACTCCTATTGAAGGTAGCGAGCCAAAGAAGAAAGTCCCACGCAAACCAAAAGCAACAAAGAAAGCTAAAAAGTAATGTCACTAATTGACAGCACATATTTTATAGGTGAGATAAACATCCCAAACCCATCCGGAGTTAACTCAAATGCGACTGCAATAAGCCAGGCAATTGATCAGTATGAAAAAGAGATATTGATTCAGTTGCTTGGTTATAAATTGTATTCACTTCTTATCGCTGATCAGGCTAAAGTTGTTGGAGACCAGGAACAGATTTACAAAGACCTGGTTAACGGCGTTGAGTTTGACCATACGTTTAACGGTCAAGAGATAACGCTGAAATGGGAGGGATTAAAGAACAGTTCAAAAACTTCACTTATAGCTTATTACACTTTTTATAAGTATGTCGAAAGGGAGGTCACCCATTTGTCTCAGCTTGGTATTGTTCTGACTGATACCATGAAGGGGACGAGGGCTTCCTCGGTGCCAAAGATGTGTAACGCATGGAACCGCATGGTTGAATTATACGGTCATATCCCTTATGATTACAGACAGTTCTTTTCAGGACCGGTCAAAGGGGCTAATTTATCGTATGGTTTTAACTGCGAGCCCTCTGCTTATAACTTTCTTCTTGCTAACAAATCGAATTACCCGGATTGGATTTTTACTCCACAATGGACAATTAATCATTTTGGTATATGAGCGTAGTTGATTACAAATATTTTCCTGATGTGTTTAGTGAGGTAGTTGATAGAGCCAGATTAAAATATGACCCGGCAAATCTTGCGCCTTACTATAACTATGGTACCTATTTGGAACTGCTCAAATTATGTAAAGTGAAGGATAATAATCAACTTCAGATTTATCCTTTAGTATGGCTTGTTTGGGATAATAACGAAAATCAAATCAAATACCCGGAGCCTTACCTTTATACCATCGCTCCCAGGGTGTTTATTTGCGACCTTACAAGTCAGGATTACACAACTGAGCAACATTACACAAATGTACTGAAGGCTATTCTATACCCGATCTTTGAACAGATGATGGTAGCAATGAGTTACCATGAGAACTTTTCGCTCGGAACAGATTTCAGATATTTGGTAAGTGATCATCCTTTCTGGTTAAATAATGACGCCGGACAGTTAGATGTATTGTCCGCAATTGAAATAAAATTTGAAAACGTATTAATGATAAAATAATTTATTATGGGAACTTTTAAATATGCTGGCAATGGATTAAGCCAGGAGCTATTGAAAGATGTTAAGGCGATGATCGTACTTAACAAAGGAACTACTACTGCACTTACCGATGCGAAAACGCTCGCAGGGTGGCAGGCACATATTAACCCCGCTACCACGGCAGCTATCAAGGGAATTTATATTGACCTTGCCAGGGGTTTTGAGGAAAAGACTCCGGCGCCGGAGTTCACAACTGCAAACACCGGGTTTTCTGAAAAGACTAAAGACTTTGAACCGGAATTCACAGCCTGGGGCTTTATGTCACACGAGGATTATAAGACATGGTTCGGAGCTGACGGAAAAGAGTTTGACTTTGTGCTTATCCTGGCAAATGGTAATATCATTGCAACGCTTGATTCTGCAGGTCTGGTAGTCGGTTTTAACGGACACTTGTACCTTACTTATGCATTCCCGAAAGCTGGCGGTGACGGTAAGCAGAAAGCATGCGCCTTTGATGTTAGATTCAGTGATGTGGAACAGGCTAAGAATCAGATCACAATTAAACCGTCATTCAGCCGTGCAGAACTTGCCGAGAGCGTTCCGGTTGGTGTTAATATCGAAGTTGTGACAGCTTATGAGAGCTTAGGCGGAACGGTTGTTGTAAAAGCAACTCACCGGGTTACCGGGCTGCCTTATGCTGGATTTACCACGACTGCTCAGTGGGCTGTTGTTTCTGTTTCAACTGATGCGGGCGGAGCCTGTACGGCTATTTCTGCTACAATGGCGGCCACAGGGGTCTATACTCTTACATTCCTGAACAGTGCTGCAAAGCTCACCGGAGATTTTGAGATACAGGCCGAAACAATTGCCGCGTCTCATGTCACCTATCAGAGTAATGTCCTTAATATCCCTGTCTGATGAAATTCGGAAAGGTAGATATTAACGAAAATTCCGAGTGGGATAAATGGTCATGGAAGGATTTTCTTAGTTTCTATGAGCACTCACTCAAAGGGAATGTCACGGAGTCCCCTGAAGAAATAGGAAAGGCTCTGGGTGTAAAGATCCCCAGGGCAAAAGAGAAAAGCGGAGACGCTTAACTGACATAGAGGGGTTGTTTTTCATAACCCCTCTTTTGTTTAAAAGATTATGAAAGGAATAAACAACAAGCCAATCAAGATAAAGCCCGGACTTTACGCTTTATTTTATATTCAATTAAAAGCTGAAGCTGAACATTATGGATATAATTTGCTACTTAATGGCAGTATGGATAGAGATTTAGACCTTGTAGCCGTTCCTTGGTGTGACAATCCCAAAGATGAACAAGATATGATAAAGGAATTTCAAAAGTACCTTACTGGAATTGTCACTTTAACACCTGAAGGGAAAATACATTATACAATACTTCCCGGGAATAGGCATAGTTATATTATTAATCTCAATAGAGGCGATAGGCATGGAGAATGGCAAAGATTTGAAGATGAGGAGTTTTATATTGATATATCAGTTGTACAACTTAGCAAATGAGTAGAATTCTGGAAATACAAAAACGGTCCAATCAGTGGCTTAAAGATTTTGAGCTAAATGTGATTCGTGTCGTGGAACCTGAAAAACTTAATGTTGATCTTAACAGGAAACAAATGTTAAGTCATCAGGATTCAGGAGGCAACCCATTGATTCATAAAAGTACAGGATCGGAGTATCTGAGTAAGCAATATGCCAGGAGAACAGGTAAGAAAAAACCTGACTTCTTTGTGACCGGTGATTTTCAGCGTGAAATGTTTCTTTTTATGCCTGATGAAAAAAGCTATTTCATAGGATCAAAGGACTATAAAACTAAATACCTGGCTGGTAATTACGGGCAAAAGATATTTGGTATTTCTCCTGATAATCAGCCGAAGGCGCGGGCGGTGAATAATTCTGCTATTATAAAGGATTACCTAAAAAATATATTTAAATGAAATATAGTGGACTGTATCAAATTCAATCAAAAATAAAACCAGAAAGAATCTATATTGGAAGTGCAGTATCTATTGGTAATAGATGGTGTTGTCACTTACATGGATTAAGAAGAAATAAACATTCCAATAATAAATTACAAAATCATTATAACAAATATGGGGAATCCGATTTGCAATTTTCTGTATTACTTAGTTGTGATAAAAAAGATTTAATTAAAACTGAACAGTTCTTTATTGATTCTTTAAATCCGTGGTTTAATATATGTCAAAAAGCGAATAGTCATTTGGGAATTAAAATGTCTGAAGAAGCTAAAAGGAAAATGAGTCTTGCTAAAATTGGGATTAAATTATCAGATGAACATAGGAAGAAGATCAGCGCAAAGGGCAAAAACAGAAAACATTCAGATGAAACTAAAAGAAAATTGTCTGAATTACATAAAGGGGAAAAAACCACAATTATGGCAAACATCCTTCATTAGAAACGCGCAAAAAACTAAGTGATGCTGCAAAGCAAATGTCCAATGAAACAAAGAGAAAAATGAGTAAATCACGGATTGGTAAAAAACATACAGAAGAAACGATAAAATTATTGAGTATCAAAAATAAAGGGAATAAAAACGCACTTGGTACGCATCATACGAAATCTGAAATTGGCAGAAACAATATGAGCAAAGCACATAAAGGCCAAATACCTTGGAATAAAGGAATGACAAAAATAGCATAATGATTAATGATTATTTAAAAAAAGTATTCTAAACTTAATATTTAATAAAATGATTTTACAATTTGATGGGTTTTTCTCAGAGATGCTCGCCCGGGGCGGGACGTTCGACATTACCGGAACAACTGCAGTAGAAGATAAGTTGTTATGGGGCTATAATATTACTGATAATGCGGTTATTGAATCAATTAAAGGAGTAGCGGTTAAGTCAGAAGTCACTACCCTTGCTGAAATAAGATCGGCTGAGGTTGACATATCTCCGCTTATTTTAACCGGGGCATCGGACCAGCTTTTTGGCAATGTTATTTATCGTGCTGCCGGGTATATCATAACCAGTATTAAACTGACTTCAGGCAAACTACACGGTTATAAGTTGATTAATCAGATTACTACTTAATTAATCCTTAAACCAGTGCTTAAAGAGATTCATGAGATCCGGTTAAGGGACATTATTCTTTTAGATGCGACACGAAAAGCTGACAGTCTGAAAAAGTATTGGTTTGTCCCATTGTGGTTATACCGGACCAAACTTGAAAAACTTACAAAGCAAATATTTGAACTGATCGGGAGTGCTATTGAAGATATTCAAACTGAATTTGATAAACTGCTTAGTTACCGGAGATTATTACTCCTGGATGCACTTTACAAAGCGATATATGCTGAGGTTAATATAAGAGCCATGGTAAACGCTGATAAATTTCTAATCGGCAAGGATTATAAAGAATCAGAACAATTGAATAGGGTATTGGAAGAGGTAAAAAAACATACCGGAATTGAGATAAAAACTCCTGAAAACCTCAAAGAATTTGAAGATTATGTACAACATAAGATTGATAAATATCAGGAGCTATACCCGGAAAAAGAAAAAGAAGAAGAAGTCAAACTAACAAAGGTCATTTATTCAGTATTTAACTATATGTCAGAGCCCTATAATGAATCAATGAGATTGATAACATTTATTGAATTGAAGGCAATAGCTGAGGAGCGGGTGAAGATGAGTAAGACATCAGGAAATGAGCAAGTCGAGTGAAATAGTACAAATAGAAGAGATTTACAAAGGACTTACCGATGTTGATACTACCTTAAATAAGATAGTAGATAGCTGTTTGCGGGTAGTGAAAGCCTCTGATGATGTTTCAAGATCATTCAAAGAGGGTGCCGTCTCCCTTGAAAATATAACCAAGTTACAGAAACAGACCAATGATGAATTAAAACAAAAAGAAACTATCGATAAAAACCTCGTTGCAAGTGAACAAAAACTAAAAGATATTCAGTCCGGCAGCCTTAATGAAGAAATAAAAAGAAAGATAGCAATTCAGCAAACCACTCAAGAGACTAAAAATAAAATTTCCTTTGAAAATGCCGCAGCTGGGAGTATTGAGAAGCTGATAGCACATAATAAATTACTCTATGCGGAACAACGGAAATTAAATCTCGAAACGGTCGAAGGTGCGAAACGTAATAAAGAGATTAATGATACAATAAATAAAAATACAGATACTATAAAGGCCAATTCCAGCGAACTTGTAAAAAACAAGATGAATGTAGGTAACTACACTCAATCCATCCTGGAGGCTTATAAGTCAATGCCGGGTCCTATCGGCAGAGCCGCGACTACCGTCCAGGGTTTTCATCAGACAATGACTAAGGTAAACGACATTCTTAAAGGCGGGGCAACGAACGTAACAGGATTTGGTAAAAAGGCTTCGGAGGCTACGCAAGTACTTAATGAATTTGGCCAGGTAACAGGCAATGCAGCTGCAAAAGCAGCAACCGAGGTTAAAGGATTCGCAGCAACTACAACGGCAGGAATGGCAACGGCTGAAGGCGCTACGTTGGGTTTTGGTGCAACCCTGAAAGCAGTCGGGAAGACAATTCTTACTACTCCAATAGGCTGGCTTGTACTTGGTATTACTGCTTTGGTTGCAATATTAGGAGGCTTATTCCATGCCTTTAAATCAACCGACGAAGGGGCTGTAAAGATTGCAGGAGTTTTTAAAGGGCTCAAAAATATAGTTGACATCCTGGTTGACAGGCTTGCGAGTTTTGGTAAACTGATTTGGTCAATTCTCCGGTTAGATTTTAAGGATATTAAAAAGAACGGCGAAGCAGCATTTGGGGGGTTGGCTAAACAGCTGGAAGAAACATTCAAGGCAGGTCAGACCTATGCTGAGACAATAGACGACATTAAGGACAGACAGTCAGCGGCAGGAGTCAGGGCTGCGACTTTACGGAATGAGATTGAGAAGTTAACGAATCAAATGCGTATGAAAGTTGCTGATGATGGAAC